CGGCAAGACCGGGCTCGATCCGAGATCGAAATTGTTGGCCGCGATGTAGGCAAGCCCATTGTAGCCGAGCGATTGCTGACCATAGATCGCGAGATAGGGCCACGGCGCCTGCGGCGTACTCCCGTATCTCGAGAAAGTTATGCCGGTTCCGTATAACCCGCCATAGACTCCTTGCCCTACCCAAACCTTTCCGAACCCTCCGATCGGCCCCTCGCATATGCCCATCGCGAAGCTCGTGAAATATTCGTAGCCTTGTAGCTGTTGGCCGCCCCCGCCGCCCCCCTTTCCGCCCTGCTTGTTATATTGAGCAACTGAATAAAATCCGCCGGTCCAAATGACATTTGGCGCGATCTTCGCGGTTCCCCATATGATCGCAATCGGAACCGCATTGCTCGATGTCTGAATTTGGAGGCCGGTATAATGCGGGACAACGGCCGGGTTGTTATGGCTGGACCGAAGGAACCCCATTTAAGACATCGCCCAACGAGAAAAGAATTTTGGCTTGCGCTGTGGTGCCGAAAGCATCAGGTTGCCTGCCACGTCTTCCTCGAGGACGCGGCCCGATGGCTGAAAGGCGTGAACGATCGTCAGCGGGGCAGCAATGGTCACGATGCCGCCATGCGCGTAGCAGCGGCCATAGCGGAAGACCATCACGTCCCCCGGGAGGGGGGCCGCCGCTTCCTTGGTGCGGTCGAAGATGAATCCAAGGTAGCGCTCCTCGGCTCTATGGAGATACCAATCATCGGCATACGGCCGTGGATCGAACGGCTCGCAAAGACCGGTATCGACGAAGACGCGGACGAGCAGCATCCCGCAATCGACGCCGATTCCCTTGATGTCTCCTTGCGGATGATAGGGTGTGCCGATCCAAGAACGCGCCTCGCGGAGGATTGCGAGGCGTTTACCTGCCTCCAGGTTCAGCGCCATTGTGGGGCAAGTGCCGCCGGTCGCTCGATGCATTTCGGCGCGAAATATGCCGGAACTTTGCTCGCGAACGTCTCGACAATGATCTCATGTTGCTCGCAATGCTGCTGGTCTGGATAAGGCCCCGCCAACATTGGCGAATTGTGAAGAACGGAGAAAAACAACAAAAACCATGCCGTCATGCTGTCCCTCTTAATGGATCAGTCGGTCAGCTCACGTCGTCGACAATCAAGCGGGTGCTGACATGATGCTTGCGATATTTTTGCAAGGCGCGTTCGCTACCAGCCATCCGCCGTGCGGAATCCCAATTTTACTTCACCGAAGCCGAACTTCCTGGAGATGAGCAGGGCAAATGTCTCAATCTCTTCATCGGTCAGGGCGTCCGCTTCGATATTGAAAAAAGATGGCGCGCCGGAATGCATGACGAAGGATTTGCGCAACAACCAATCGCGCAATGTCACCATTTCCTGAACAGGTCGAGCAGGGCGGCGATGCAGAACAAAAGGCCGCCAATATCGGGAATCAGCCGGATGACGTGGCCGACGCGGATCACACCGCGAAGGTCGGCGGCGGGATATAGGGAAACCCGCGAAAATTCGCGACATTGTTGAATTTGGTTGTACAGGTTGCTTGGGTGTGGTCGCAGCCCCAATAGGCGGTAAAGGCATCGCCAGTAGCGGGCGCGTCGGTGAGCGGATAGGACAGTGTCAGCGATACACCTGGAACTGCACTCTTAATGTTCGCGGACACTCCGGCATTGATCCCAGATGAGAAAGTGATCGTTCCCTGGTGGAATTTCTCAGCCACCGCGCCCGCCCACTTGACGACGGAATTCGTCGAGCCTGCGCCGACGGTGCCTGCGTGTCCAAAGGCGCTCTTCACGAGGCCGCAGCCGGAATCGTACAACACATGCTGGCAGGCGGGCGCATAGACATTGCGCGGCATTTGCAGATCGAGCAAGATCAAATCCGAGTTGACGGTGATCTGCGCCGTTGTCCGCCCGACACGCTCGATGGTGCCAATCCGGCCCTTGAAGAGAATCACGCTGCCGATCGGATTGGCGGTATCAGCGGGAGACCAGGAATTGAGAAACGCCCGCTCGCGCTGAATCTCACAGCCGTCGAACACGCCGTTCCGCAGCGCTTGCAGGAACGGGACGGCGCCAACCGTATCGGCCGCTCTGGCGGAGATGGTGATTTGCTGTTGATCGACGTCGAGACCGGTGGCGCATTTGAATTTCAGGCCATCCACGAGAATCGAATTGGCTGCATAGACATAGCCGTTGAGCGTCACCGGCACATCGGCGTTGGTGCAGGTCAGGATCAAGCCGGTGCGCAGCTTGAAGGTGTAGCAGTCGGCGACGATCGCCTGGACATCCCGGTTAGCGCGGAGCGCGTTAACGTAGTCTTTAAGGGCGTTCGTCGCGGCTCTCATGGCTTCACGCTCCGGAACTTAAGAGACTGCACCAGCCACAGGCCATTCATGATGTTCTCGAAATCTGCTTGTTCGTCGAGGAACCGGCAGTTGAAGGCGTAAGAAAAGCTTGCCGTGATCGCGACCAAGTTACCCGGGGCGGTCGTGAAGGTGAGCGTGTTCGGAGGGGTGAGAGTCCAGCCGGAAGGTTGATTCACGCCGTTCAGATAGACGTTCGAGACCGACGTCACCCACGACGCCGGCTCCGTTGCGCCGCCAAGCGTGCGAACGAAGGTGAAAACTTTCGTGCTCCCGTCTCCGATCGCGATTGCCTGGCCGGTCACGGCATTGTCCGTGGGATCGGTATAGAGAAATGTTCCGAACTGGCCCTGGCATTGCAGATAGAGCCCCATGAGGCTTTGCAGGGAGTTCGTGCCGAGTCCAGGATAGGTCGCGTTCGAGGCGAGCCCTTCGAAGGTCACCTCGAATTCGTAGAGCCCATTTGCATAAAATGGCGCCCGCACCTCGCGGCCGGATACATGGCTGGCCACGCGAGTGGAGAAAGAAGGCCGCTTGTGCACGCTCCAGCCCTGGCCGGAGAGAACGGGAAAGCTTGGCGGAGTGGTCATTCCTTGACTGTCTTGAGCTTTAAGCTCCGCAGCTGCCAGAGCCGGTTCATGAACTCCTCCAATTCCTCGCTGTCGTCGGCGAACCGGCAATTGACCGTAGGTCCTGCGCCGAGGGCATCAGGGACGGGAAGGGTGAATGGAAGATCCTGGCCCTTCATCTGCTCATAGAAGCCGGCGATCGCCTGCAAATCTTGGCCGCCGTCCATCTTGAGAATGTCGAAGACAAGCTCGATCTCCCAAATTTGGTTCGCCGTAGTGTTGAAGCGGCTTTCGCGGCCAGAGATATGAAACGCGACGCCGGTCGCGAACTCGGGCTTATAGTGTACGCTCCAGCCTTTCCCGGAGATCGCCGGGAAGCCGGGATGAGGCCCAGGCACAAACGGCTGGTCAGGGATCGGCGGCGTCAAAAAAGGGCCCTTGCCGTTCAGCCAATTTCCCGCCTGCCAATTGCCGGCGTCTCCCCAGACATTTGAGAGCATCGGGAACGTTGGGAAGGGCCGCGCGTCCCAGTTCCAGACCGAGCAGAATGAAGGCTCGATCATTTTGATGCCGGCGTCAGAGGCCGTGTTGTGGCCGTCCACGAACCAATATTCGTAGATCGCTTGGAGCGCCACGAGCTGGAGGTTTTGATCCGGCTTCGGCAGGAAGAAGCCCCCGTCAGCGTTGCGCCAAATAGACCAGTAAGCGGTAAAGCTCTCCGTCGACTTCGGATCAAAAAAAACGTTCGGCTGGTTCGTGCTCTTGTCGCACGCCGGGAAACCATATTCGGTGAAAACAATGGGCTTCGATTGCGCGATCCATTTCGTCGCTGGGCCATGCGGAAGATCCCCGCCTCCAAGGCCATCATCGTACATCACTTGGTGGGTGTTGTTCCACCACCACCGAAGCTGCTTGTTGCCGAGAATTTGCTGCTGCGGAAAGAACCTGGTCCGCGTTTGCGTCAGGCGGTCGCCTTCCGGCCGCGACACTTGCAAGTCCGAGCCGAGCGGATCGAGGCCGCGCCCGAGATTGTTGGAATTGAAATAGAACCAGTTGAATTTTTCGCCGCCCTCGATATTCGCCTTAAAATAATCCTTGGAATAGATCGTGGCCTGGCCAGAGAGCCCAAGATTGCCCATGACTGACGGGGCCGGAGGCCATGCTGAGGCGGCCGAGGCAGTGCCGTAGTCCAGTTGCGACGTAAAGGCGCCAAGAACGGAGCCGTAATCCGCCGACGACACCACGCTGTCAGCCGCCACGCGGCCATAGTCGAAGAATTGATCGCCGGCGGCCGGCGCGCTCCAATTCGCGATATCGAGATTGTCGCTCTGCCCGTTTGATTTACGTGCGCCAAAGCCGGTCGTCCAATCCGACAGCGGCATGTAATTGTCGAAGCAAACGAGATCGATGTTTGCATGGGCCCAAAGCTGGTCGAGATGCGGCCATTGCGCGCCGCCTGGCACTCCAGTCGCCGGGTTTGCGCCAGGGTGCTGCCAGCCCATCCAATCCGACCAATCCGACGCATAGGAGATCAGATTATGGAGATTGACGGTGTCCTTGGTGAGCGCAGCCGCATCGAACACACTTCGGACATCGTCGGAAAGGGTGATCAGTCCGGCGACGAAAGGGTAATCCCAAATCGCCTTGCCGCCGCCATCCGTAGTGCCATTAACCGTCCATCCAGGACCGCGTATTGTTTCCAGGCCGCGAAACTCAGAGCCAATAAGAAAAAGGTCAACCCCACCAGCGATAACGCACAGATTAGCATAATGGAGCACCATGCGCCTATAAGTGAAGTCAAGAACGTTGTTCGTGCCGCTTGGACCATTGTAGGTGACCGTTTTGTTGGCCGGAACCCGAACGAAATCGGTTGTGACGCAGCTGCCGAGGAACGCATTCACTGCGCTTGCGGCAGCGGTCGATACGTCGGGATATTGCGCGATGCCATTCGAATCGAGCGGCGAATAGGTGATGCGGCCACGCCAGGATTTTCCGGCGTCGTCCATCAGAATGAACGGATAGAAGGCGACGCGGAAACCGCGCGCCTTCAAGTCCTGAATGCAGTCGACGATGCTCGAATCGGCGGGCGTCCCGCCATAGGTGAATCTTCCCTCAGACGAAGATATCGGGATGATCCCAGGCGACGTCTCGTCAAGGGACGATACCCGCCAATGATCGGGGCTATAGGACGCTCCATTCCAATATGCAAAGGCATTGGGAACCGTTGGCCACGGCACCCCCGTGGCCGGGTTGATGACCGTCCCATTGTTGATGTAGGTGGTCGAGGGATAGATTTTGCAAGAAGACGCCAGCATCGAATTTCCGAACCAAGCGCAAACGACCGCCACCGTCTGGCAGGCCGGGAAAGCGGCCTGCAATTGATCGATGGCGTATGAGAAATCGGTCTTCGGCGGGCTGCCGGCAAGATAGAAGTTAATCCCTATGAGCGCCGGCTCTGAGACCCTTTGGCCAACCCGCGCAGTGGTTGCATAGGTGAACTCTCCGGTCGCCGGAAGCAGGTTCACGCCATTGATGAATCCCATGCGTCACGGCGCGCCGAGCTTCGTCAGGCCGATATGCGAGCCGGTCCGCACGCTTTCGTTGATCGTGCGCATGATCTGCTTCGAGTTGGCTTTTAAGAATTGCCGCACGCTTTGTGAATCCATTGCCGACACATTGAAATTCACGGCATGGTTGACATGCACCGTTCCGGCGACGCCGCTGTTCGATTCCATCATGCTCCGGAAGGTCGCGGCGGGTCCGGCGGGTACGATCATTTCGCCTTGGTGAACCTGGGCGATCATGTCGGACGGCAGGCTCCAAGCGCCGGTCGCGAACGATGCCAGGCCGGTCGCAACGCTAAGTACGGTTGCCTGTCCGGCCGCCGCCGGCCCCACCGCCGCCGGCCCCATGACGGGCGAGAGAAAGCCGAAGATGCCGGCGAAAGTCTCGCCAGCCGAGGCCATGATCGATTTCAAGACGGCGTTTATGGTCGATGCCATGGAAGCCGTTGACGCAGTGGCTTGCGCCCCGGTCCGCGCGGCGACGCCCGCCGTCACCGCGGCGGTTTTCGCGGCCTCTCCGGTGGTCGTAGCGGCCGTCTGCGCCGCGACGCCCGCGAGCCAATCGGCGACCATTCTCACCCTGGCCTGTATGAAGCCATGCATGATCTGTAAGAGGATATTCCGTGCTGCGTCGCGAAGTCTCAAATGCCCCGTGATCATGCCCATGATCGAGAACGACACGGCCGAACCAATCTGCTCGAAACTGCGTCTGTAGTCGGCATAGATCTGCTGGTTGATATTGCGCTCGATTTCTTGCCTCCTCAGCGCCGACTGGCTGGCAAGTTCCTCGATCCGCCGCCCAGCGGCCGCATAAGCGACGGTCCCTTGTTGATAGGTGCTCCGCAGGAATTGGAGGTGCTGGCGCTCGAGGCCTTCACGTTGCGTGTTAAGCGCAAGAAGACGGGAAAGCTCTTCCTGGCGCGAGATCTGCGCCGTCTGGGCCTGTTCCTTGACGAGCGAAACCTGCTCCCTTACGCCGTTCAAGGCGATATCATACCGGGTTCGTTCGTTTTGCCGCGCGATCGCGAGTTCGCTATGGCTCATGGTCTGCACCGTTGCGATATTCCTCGCCGCGGCGCTCCCATAGGCTTGCGAGAGAGGAGCGAAGCTGGCGTTGATCTGCGCGGCGCCACTACGCAATGCGCTCGTCGTTGCTTCCACCGCGCTCGTCGCTTGCTGCATCCCTTGTTGCAAGCCGGAAACGTCGGCGGTAAATTTTATGGTGACGTCATCTGCCATCTGGCAACGTTCTGCTTTCTATGTGGCCTAGGCCAAATCTCAACTAGAGACGAGCGAGAGACGGCTTGGATTTTGCTTGTGACTCGCAAGCCAGAATGATTTGGTCTTTATTCGAACAGTCATCTGTTTACGTCGGCCCGCAGCCAGCCGGGAACGGCTCCAAAGCTGGCCAGTGCCAAAACCTTCACCCGTTTTCACCTAGGCGCACAAAGCCGCTCGGGAAACGAGCGATAAGACCGCCTATTCCACTCGGATCGCTTTCACTCGTAGTGATTGGCCGCTCATGCTTTTGCTCGATGCGATACACGCATTTCAAGATCTCATGGGTTGGCGGAAAATCGCGCCAATACGCAAAGAGACCGAGCACATCGTGCAACGTCATTTCGTCGATCTCTGCGGGCGTGTAGCCGCAGCTGGTCATGAGTCTTGCGTAGATGAATCTGAAATCGATGCGGGCGGATCCTTTGCAGGGATCTCGCCCGCTTGAGCTTCCCCCAGCTCGGCTTCTCCTTGCGCCGGTGTTTCAATAAATCCGCCAAGGCGCAAGACTGTCGCCATGGCGGCGCCGATCTCGGGTGCTGTCGCCTCGATGTCGCCGAGCGACGCGGCCGCGTCGGCATGATCGCGCCCCAGCGCGATTGCGACGATAGCCAGCGCGGCGGCGACATTGCCTTTTGTCTCGGCCGCGCTCGACATGAGGATCGGCTCGATTTCTTGAACCTGGCGCAAAGTCAAAGGCCGCACCGGCCATTCGCGTGCGCCGAGCCGGATTGTCGCGGGTCGCGGCCGCATGTTTCAGGAAGCCTCGGCGAACGACCAAGTCATCACGTTGCCGGCAGCGTCAGCGAAGCAGGAAAAGTCGAACTCCGGCATGACGAAATCCTCTAGCTTGGTATGGAAGCTTAATTTATTCGATGTGCAGTTGTTGAGCTTCAACAAAATGGCCTGGCCTTGAAAGGTCGTGTAGAAGACCGCCTGGAAGGTTGGCGTCGTCCCGAGAAGTTGATTGGCCACCGTGAATTTTTGCCCCACGACAGCCAGCGTGTAAGTGTAGCTGATCAGCAATGCTTTGCCGGCATCGGCCGAATTGAAGGTGTAAACGCCGCTGACCGAAACCGAATATTGCCCCGCGGCGGGCGCCGAAGCGACCTTCGTAAGCGGCAAGCCGGTCGCCGCATAGAGCACGCCCTCATCGTCCGTGAAAGTCGCGGCATTGGCAACGGTGACCGTAAACGGCCCTGTGGCGGGGACCGTACCGGCTTCGCCGAAAGAGGTCGCAAGTTGTCCGGCCGAGGGCGTGACACCATAAAAAAGGTTCGCAAAGGCGATCCCCGAAATCCGCGCGACCTTGGCCTTGCCGTGTGTCTTGATCGTACCCCGGGCTATTGCCACCGGACGCTGAAATTGGCCTGTGAGTTCCTTAATCGTCGCGGTTTCTTCAATCGTCACTTCCTGCACGAGGCCGAAATTGACAGGCGTGGCATTTGCTATGTCCGTGCGGGTTCCGAGCAGAACACCTGAGCCGAAACTATACATGTGGTGACCTCTTCCATTCGCCTATGCTAAGAAGCGTTCGCAAAACCCTGGACAATCCAACTCCGGACAATGACGGCGCCTCTTCGCGGCGCCTCCGGGCGCTTGGCCTTCGAAGGCTCGATCATTGCGCAACCCGTTCTTATGGCAGGACGAGCGTGACCGGCGCGATCAAGAGTGCATCGCCGTCGAGGTCACCCGGGTCCTTCAAAGCCTTGCCATCTATCTTGCAATGATAGGCCGTGCCATTCAGCGTGTTTCGTCCGAGGGCAAGGTCGCCCCCTGACAGCGCAAAAGCAGCATCGAGAGCGTCCATCACGCCATTGAGCAGCGCCGCACCGGCAATGCTTGGGTCCTTGGCATTGAGATAAACGAACAATTTGACTTCGATGATGCGCTTCGGAATGGCGGTCTCACTCCACGAGTAGGTTTCCTGACCGCCCTCGAAAAGAAAGCAGGCGGGCCGGCTCGCCGCGGGAACGTCGCTCCAAAGCTTGAGGCGTCTTGCCGGCCCAAGCTTCCAAGGATACGCACTGGCGACGATATTCATGAGCGCCGCAATGGCACTCTCGCGTGGTGTCATCGCCATCCAGCTTTCCCAATGCCAAATTGCACAAGTTCGCATCTCGTTCGTGGCCCGAACGGGATCGGTGCCGCGGCGGTCAACCCGGCGCCAGCGCTTCCAGGATAGCTTGTTTGAAGCCTGACTCTATGTCGTCCTGCATCTCCGCGAGAGCGCTGCCGAGGTACGCGCGCGCGGGAATTGTCGAACCTGGATGGTGGACGCCTCTTGCGAAAACCTGGCCCCCACCGGCGCTAAAGGCCAAGGCCTTGCCCTTCACCGCAACTATCTCATGGGCCGCTGTCTTCCCGCCTAACTCCTGAATCGCCGCATATGGCACGCCGGTGCTGGAGATCGAGACGGACGTACCTGATTCACTATTCTCGATCGAGGAGATGATAGAGGCCGCGAGGGCGCCGGAACGGGTCTGTAAAACCTTGCCGGAAAGCTTTTGTTGAATTTTAGCCTCCAGAGCACCGCGAAGTGTATCTGCTTGGCCCAACAGCGCATTCTGGACAGCCTGCGCATTGAATTGGACATCGATCATGGCATGACTACGCGCCGATGGGGCGACAAGGCGCTTACCACGAAATCGGGAATATCCTTGACGATGAAAGCCATCGTCTCCTGTCCGCCCAGTGACTTCGAATGTTGCCCTATGCGCGAACGATAAGCATAACGCTCGGCAGCCCAATCCATGCAGCATGATGCGAGATCGGCCGGCACGTAACCGTAGGTGAGAAGCACCGTGGAGCCCGCATACTGTTGCGCAAGACTGTAAACGCCATTCACGACCGCGTATTGCCCGGCGGCGGGATTCCCCGTGACCGCAGTTAGGGAAACGCCATTCGAAAAAGCGACGCCGCCGTCGCTCGCCCAATCGCCATAAGGAGCCTGCGCCGTGACGCTATATGGAGGCGACGTGGGAATGACCGCGCTTTCGTTGGTAATCTGGTAGCCCGCGCTGTATGAAATCGTGACGTTCTGGAGACCGCATGTGAAAAGATACCCGCGCAGCGACAACCTCTGCGGAGCCCCTGGCGGGGCGGCATCGGAGTTATCTAGAACATAGCCACTCTGAGTACTCGCGCCAGCGACAAGCGGCGGCGAAGGAGGAATTGCGACGCCATCCACGATACAGGAAGACACTCCCGTGACCGGCCATTGCCGGAGCATGATCGAGACATCGTTGCCGCCGTCATAGGTTTCGGTATAGGCCGACGGCAAAATTGCGGGCCTGTCGATGACATTGAAGATGGCGCGGCTAATCTGCGTGATTAATCGTGCGAGCAGAACATCGTCATCGGTTCCTGTGATGCCGAGCCAGTTCTTGAGCGCGGTCAGGCTGACAAGATCGAAACGGGATGCCATTGCCTACGATCCTGTTGTTAGGCATGTGACGTTGCAGGGAGGTCGCGCGTCTGGAAACCAGCCATGGTCTCCATCAAAGCCGAACCCGCATACTGGAACCGCTCAGCCGTCGCGCGCACGGCGTGCCGCGGCGCGTAATTCTTCATTGGTGATAGGCAAGGATACTGGGACTTGCTTCGCTCTCAGGAAAGCGAAAAGCTCCCGCCGGCTGAGTTGCGAAATAACTTGTTCGTGCTCGCCGCCGGTTTCCGTATCGTTTGGCGGAATCACGGTACCGTGGTCCGCGGCCGCCAAGCTTACCTGGAGGGCTTCGGCGGGAACCACGTCGAGGGGGCGCCGGAGCCGCTGAAGTAAACCCGAGTCCGTGTGCGGACGGGGCACGGCATCGATTGCCACAGCGTTGTTGCCCGCGTTCCATGGACGGAATCCATGCACCTTAAACGCCTCGGCGGAAGGGTCGTCTACTTCAACGGACCGATCATCCCCGACTGGAACCTCGACGCCATCATGAACAATTGAAGAAACGCCGTCTGGAGCACACAACTTTACCATCTGCGAAGAGCCCTTTCCTAATTTCCAACATCGCATCCAAACAGCGTTCTGGATCCGGCCCTTAACTGGGCTGGGGTTTGGCCGCGCGTGTCGAATT